CCTTAACACTCACGGAGAGCGTCGAGGTGGATACAACAGGCTGGTCAGGGTCAACGTACACCTTGACACCCGTGTCGCTGTCGTCGTCGGGGTCAGTGCCCAGATTACCCTTTGCTGTCATTCCTGTCTCCAGAGCTGTGGCTACCACACTCTCTATTGACTTAGCCACAGAAGGCGCTATCCCGCCAGTAGAGCTTACCGCTATCTCGGCATTGACCTCGTTTAGCAGCGTGGCATAGGCAAGTCGGTAAGCCTTGTCTATGGTTCTGCGTCGAGGGATAAGGCCGTAGTCGTCGGTTGACGCGGTGGCTAGCACATCGTCACTCCAGTAGTATCCAGCCTTTCCCGTCCACGACCTTGGCGTGATATAGCCCTTTCCGTGCAGGGTCTTGGCATTGTCCGTTGTGATGGCGGATGTGCCCAGCATCATTTCGGTGGCTGCGATGGCGCCGTCAGACACTCTCGCGACACTTACTTGCACGTCCTTTGACGCTATACGGCCCAAAAGCAATCCGACGGAGGCTGCCTTTTCCAGCAGCGCCTCAGTGGCGGCTGTGTCAGATGTGCAATTACCGCACACCACAGCCACTCTGTTGCAGTTGGCGCTCGTAAGGTCTACCGCGTCTCCGACAGTGGCTGGAGCGGCTATGCCTGCAACCACCAGCACGGGGGCGAATAGACGCTTGGTGAGGTCCTCGGCTTCCGCCTGCAACGCCTTGACCTCCGTTGTGGGGTCTGCGGCCAGTGCAGTGGTGATTCCTATCGCCCTGCAGGCGCCATTCGCTGCCTCTTGCAGTGCCTTGACCGCTGACGGAGCGTCGCTTGGCTTGACAGAGTCTATCCACAGATAGCTGCCCTCTCCTGCCTCCTCGTAGAACTCTCTCACCATTTCATAGGTGAGGGCGTCAGTCCCAGCTTCGTCAAGGCAAGCCAGGGATGTAATTTTATAAGCAGTACCGCTCTTTTCGGTATAGCTCGAAACACTCACAGCGTCCGCCGGAACGAGGCCGCATATCCCGTCCTCCGACGGAGTCGTGATGCCCAGCTGACCGTTGGCGAAGTTTATGTTTACATAAGGTAATGATGTTGCCATTATTAGTTATTATTTAGCCTGATTCTCTTGCTTACCGACCTCTGACCCTCCCGCCGAAGCGGGCAACATTCAAGCAAAAGAAAGAAGCGATGTGTTATTATACCCAAGCCGTGCCGTTGTAGCTGAGGCTGATTGTCTCGCCTGCGTTGGCTGTCTTCCCGGCAACGGTGATGCCGAACTTGCCCTTCTGGTCATTGATGACTCGGATGGTAGAACCCAACTCGGCATTGGTGCTGTCAATAGTCAGTGACAGAGCGGAAGTCAGAGTGGTAGTATAGTCTACTATGCTGACGTACTCTGAGGGCGTCAGCACATTGTCCGCTGGGGCCAATGCAGCGCCTGAGCGCTCGTCCAGAACGGTTACATACTCTCCCCATGCGATGTTGGTATCCGCCTTCATCAGCATTTTGAAGAAGTACTTCTCGCCATTCGCTGCCAGCTTATCCACCTGAATTACGTTCTCATCACTTTGCAGGTTTACAGCGGCGAAGAAGTTGCCATTTAAGGAGTCATCTGCAAGAGTGCAGACAATTAGGCCTACTGGCCAGTTGGCCAATGCCACGACAGGGACACCGCCGAATGCAAGCGTCTGAGTCTGTGTCCAGTCGGCGTTCTTGTTCGACTGAGACTTCAGCTCTGCATCGTAAGCATCGGCATCGTCGATGCTCATGATGAACTTCAGGTTGCCCTTCTGACGAATTTCCTTTGGGACTGCTTTCTTGATTGCCTGCAATTTCTTGACCATGGAGGTCTCAGTGGTGGACACTCGGTTGATGCTGCCATCGGCAAATATTCGGGCGATGATGCCGTTTACCAGCTTGGCGTCTCCTGTTCCGTATCGGCCATTGATGTACTGGTTGCCCAGCTCTTCTGACACCTTGCGGAGGAGCACGTCAAGCAGCTGGCTCTGCACGTCAGCTGGCAACTCTCGGAATACAAGATTACCCGAAGGCTGCCACTTGCGCCAGATTCCCTCGAAGGTGCGGGGGTTGAACTCCGTATATGCCATGAAGTCCATTGGTTCAAGAACCTTCTCGGAGTAGGTGAAGTCACCCTTCGCGTCCTCGCTGGTAGGCATTTCCTTGCGTTTCTGCAAGATGTCCCCCACAACTATCTGAGGGATAAACCATTTTTTCTCAATGTTGGGCTCGACGTGTATAAGCCCAGCCTTTACCAGCTCGTTGTCGAGGGTGGCCTTGGCGAGAATCTGCTCCAGTACCTCGCCCGTGTAATTGGTGTTTATTGCTACTGCCATGTTTATAATTATTTTCTGTTCATGATTCGGTTGTAGGTGTCCTGCCATGCTGACTTCGGAGATTCTCCGTTGTCGATAAAGTCTGTCACCTTCTTGACTTCTGTTTCCTGCTTCTTGACTGGGATAGCGTTAAGCACCTTGATGGTATTCTCTCTGTCCGACTTAAGCAGTGCTGTAAATGTGTCCAGCGTCTCAGCTGCTATTCGGCCGTCCTTGACAGCGGCGTCAAGCAGAGCCTTGTCCTCGGCATCCATTCTTGCCTGTTCGGCATCCTGGTAGCCTTTGAGTTTTGTGTTCAGTTCGGTAATCTTGGCCTCATAATTATTTTTGAGACCATCGACCATCTCACGCACTTGCGCTTCGGTCAGCTGAGGCTTTTGTCCCTCTTTTTCTTTGTCCATATTCTTGTTAATTGTGTTAATATCCTTTACTTCTACGCCAGCGCCATGCCCGTTGATGCTGTCAAATACCCGTAGGCCTTTATCCGTTGGGGATGCCTTCGGGTCATTCTGCTCCAGGATTGTGGCAATTCCCATCTTAACGCAGTCGTCAGCACTCAGCCAGTGATCTTGGCCGTCAAAGTACTGCTTCAGCACGCTCTTTGCATCGCTCCCCATCGCATTAGCTATGAGGTCGGCCAGGCTGGTGTCTATCCCGTTAAGCAGTGACAGCTGCTCTTGTATCTGCTTTGAATTTCCGTAGGCGTCAGTGCTCGCACTGTGAATCATTAATCGCGCATACTGGCTCATTTTCAAAGGCTTTCCGCACAGGGCTATGACCGCCGCCGCGCTGGCGGCTAGAGCGTCAACCACAACGGTCAATCCTGCCACATTGGTCATGGCGCTTCTTATCGCCAAGGCCTCGAATACGTCGCCACCAGGAGAGTTGATGTGCATTTCCACCTGTTCTCCCTCATTGGCTCCGAGCCATTCTACGACGTCTTTGCTCATTACGTCGTAACCTATTTCCCCATATAAGAGTATTTTTGCCATTTTTTGGGCTTATATTGTATGAATAATTATGCTAAAATAAGCTATTTTTACTATATTTACAAAATAAATATACGAATATTATGCAAAAATATGAGCGAATTTATTGAAAAAACAGATTATGACGCGACACTGCACAGCGAGATACTCGATGCGCTGACGCGCGACGATGATGAGGTGATTGAAACCTGCGAGGACGCGGCTATCATGGAGATGCGTTCATACATTGGCGCACGATATGACTGCGATAAGATATTCGCCCGACGAGGGACAGAACGTAACGCTCTGATACTGATGTATGCCAAGGACATTGCCGTCTATCACATCTTCTGCGTTCACAACCCATACAAGATGAGCAAGCTGAGGAAAGATAGATACGACAGGGCGGTAGAATGGCTGAAGGCAGTAGCGAAGAGCGAGATAATGATTGACGGAGCCGACGCTCTCGCCGAGGAGGATACCACCTCTCATTCTCCATTCGAGATTATATCCAATCCTCTGACGCCAACGCACTACTAAGATGGGGACACTAAGCAACATAAGGAGTGCCATTCAGGACATAGCAGGACAGCGGTCATCGGTGGCATCCACATCCTGGTACATTGGCACGGTAGTTACGGCCGATGGCGAGACTTGCTCTGTGGAGATAGACGGGGTGATATTCGCAGATGTGAGGACGAGCGCGGTGGCTAATGCCAACCCGCTCAACATACATATAGTGCCCGTCATTGGCTCCCAAGTGTTGGTTGCAGATATGAGCGGAGACAGGACGGATATGGTGGCCGTGGCTTACTCTCTTATAGATAGCCTATCGGTCAACGGAGGAACGCACACCTTGGTAAACGGTGAGGTGCTAAGCAGCCAGCTGGCCAAGGCTTCCGCAAGGATAGACCACATAATAGATGCCCTTACCAACAGCGCTACCGGAAGCCAAGATGGTGGAGCGGCGTACAAGGCTGGGATAGTTTCGGCCCTGTCGAATCTTGACAAGGAGGACTATTCGGAGATACAAGATGAGAAGATAAAACATTGATAATGAAGAAGAGATACGGAATACAGATAGACAGCAGCGGCGACCTATCGGTTGTCGGCGGGCATCTGGCAATGGGGGACACCATGGCACAGAACGAGTACATCCTGCTGATGGCTCAACGGGGGGATATAAAGGAATATCCTGCCATGGGGGCAGGGATAGCCGACATGGTCGGGAGCAACTCACGGGCGGAGTGGCAGCGGAAAGTGAGAGATGCGCTGCTGGACGATGGGATGGATGTCAAGTCGCTGGTATTTGACGCGGACGGAAATATAACGACTCTAAACACACAGTACAGATGACACCACCCGAATGGGCACAGGAGATGCACAAGAGAGCTGACGCGCTGAAAAAGATGGCGGCCAATATGCCCAGATATATTGGCATAAAGGCAGTCAATTTCTACAAGGAGAACTACCATGCCGGGGGCTATCGCGATAACGGCTTCCACGCTTGGCAGATGACCAAGAGGCAGCTGGCTGGAGGAAAGGCAGCGGCGTCGAAGTATGGCCCGCTGTTCTCCTCCCGTAACCGCCTTTTTTCTTCCATAAATTACCGACCACAGGTCACCTCGGTAGTCATCTATACCGATGTGCCCTACGCAGCTATTCACAACGAGGGCGGAACGGTTACAGTCCCGCTGACGGGCAAGATGAGGAAATGGGCGTGGGCAATGTATTACAAAAATGGCGGGAGCAAGAAGGGGAAAGTACCATCTCCTGTCGCTGACCCTTACAAGTGGCTGGCGCTGTCCCATAAGTCGGCTATCGGCATCAAGATACCCAAGCGCCCCTTTATTTATGACTCACCCGAGGTGAGGAACATGGTCAAGGAACTGATGATAGAACAGGGCAAGAAGGCCCTCGGAATTAATTGATAACACAATGGAGAACATCACCACATCAATCATAGAACGGCTCCAAGCCAACGCTGGCAAGCTGGGTCTCAGCTACATTGACGAGGATTACGGGCAAGTCGAGATAATTGACGACGATACAAGAGATACCTACCCGGTCACGTTTCCAGCTGCTCTGGTAAGCATAGACAGCGCGGACTGGAGCAATGTGACGGTGCTGAGGCAAGAAGGATCGGCCACAATTACGGTCAATCTATACCTTGACTGTTACGATGATACGCATGCCTACAGCACCACCATCAGCAAGGTGGAAGAAAGGATATCCCTGCTCCGAAAAGTGACGGAGCTGCTGCACGGGTGGAGACCCGTAAGCGGATGCGGGGCACTTATCCGGACAGCGTCACGGATGTCAACGGGCAACCATGGCATCAAGGTGTACTCTGTCACCTACACCATGGCGGTCTATGAGTCGTTTGACCCTACCGCCACAGCGACAATAAAGGAGGTAAGCATCACAACATGAAGCGGGACAAGAAATATCAGCCATGCGCCAGCAAGGCGAATCTGAAAAGATACGAGATGGCCAAGCTGCTGTTCGTAAACTGCATGCTGTCTCCTCG